GAAATGGCTACGCGTTTTGGCGAGCGCAGTAACCAGTTTCGCGTTCGCGTCGAAGGTAAATTTCCGCTCACTGACGATGACGTTGTCATTGGTATGGAGTTGATCGAATCAGCGACGACTCGCGATGTTGCGCTGACCAAAAGCCAACCGATTACGTGGGGCTTCGACGTTGCGCGCTTTGGCACTGACGCCAGCGCTCTCTGCAAGCGCCAAGGCAACACGGTTCTTGAGCCGATTAAGACGTGGCGCAATTTAGACTTGATGGAACTGACGGGCCGACTCGTGGCGGAGTATGAAGGCATCGAAGACGTGCTTCAGCGTCCGACTGAAATCCTGATTGATTCGATCGGGCTCGGTTCCGGCGTCGTTGACCGTGCAATGGAATTAGGTTTACCCGTCAGGGGCATCAACGTCTCCGAGGCGCCCTCGATGACCGGCACGTATCGAAATCTGCGAGCGGAGTTGTGGTATCGAGCGCGAGATTGGTTCGCCAAAAAGGATTGTTTTCTCCCGAACGATATTAACTTGATCAACGAACTCGCGATGGTTCGCTACAAATTTACAAGCAATGGCAAGTTACAAATCGAGTCGAAGGACGAAATAAAAAAACGTTCCGCGGGTCGTTCTCCAGACCTCGCCGATGCGTTCGTTCTTACGTTTGCGGGCAGCTCCGTCACCGCACTCGGCGGCATGAAATCCGTCGCCTGGAACAAGCCGGTTAAACGCAATATCCCCCGAATCAGCTCTCGCCATTAAGGCTACGTTGCCTTAATTTAAAAAAACGGTCGCCACCATCTGCTAAAAGCCTCGAGACGCTCACTGCGTTGAGGATTTGCGCTTGGCCGAATACGACGACGTCGATTATCAGGGATCCGATGACGACAGCCTAGCGGATTTGCAAGCTGCCGTTGCGGCCGAGATTTCCGACGCCATCGATTACATCGACGAAAACGTCACGCCGGAGCGCGTGCGCAACATCGAAGCCTATAAAATGGCGCTGTACGGCACGGAAGAGCAAGGCCGCTCGGATTATGTCGATTCGAGTGTTCGAGACGTTATACAGTCTCTGATGCCGCCTCTGCTGCGGACATTCACCGGCGCCGAGCGTGTTTGTGACTACGTGCCAACGTCTAAAGAAGACATCCCGATGGCGGAACAGGCCACGGATGTCGTTCACCAGATACTCAAAAACAATAATTTTTTCTCGGTGTGCTACGCGGCATTTAAAGATGCGCTATTAGCCAAAACCGGCATCATAAAATACTGGTACGACGAATCGATCACTGTCACGGAGCATTCGTACTCCGGGCTGAGCGAACCTGAGATCGCAATGCTTCTGGAAGCGGACAACGTCTCACTCGTCGAGCTTGCCGAAGAGTTAACTGCCGAGCAGGTCGTCACCCCGGACGGCATGATTCAGGTGGTCTCCCCTGCCCTATTTGGCTGTACGATTCGCCGGGAAGAGCCGGACGGAAAATATTGCGTCGAAGCTGTTCCCCCTGAAGAATTTCTTGTTGATCGTCGATCTCGCACACTCGACGACGCATCGCTCGTTGCGCACCGACAGATACTGACGGTGAGCGACTTGATCGCGATGGGCTACGACGCCGAATTAATCAACGACAATGCGTCGACCGATAACGATTTAGAATTCAACGAAGAGGCGGAAGAACGCTACGATACGGCCGGTTCTTCGGTTAGCCGTAGCGACGACGAGGGTAAAAAAGCGCTATACATCGAGGCGTATATCCGGTGGCCGAATGCGGACGGCATCGCGGAGCTGACGAAGGTTTGTTGTCTCGGCTCTGCGCATAAAATCGTAAATCAAGAAAGTGTCTCCGACATTCCCTTCGCTATTTTTTGCCCGGACCCAACCCCGCACACGATCATCGGCAATGCCATCGACGTCACCGATTTGCAGGCGACCAAGTCGGAGATCATGCGCGACTGCCTCGACAGCCTGAGCCAGAGCATTCATCCGCGAACTGCGATTGTCGAAGGCGCGGTCAATCTCGCCGACGTACAGAATAACGAGACCGGCGCGATCATTCGAATGCGAGCGCCGGGCATGGTGCAATCGCTGTCCACACCGTTCGTCGGGCAGTCCGCATTTCCGATGATCGAGTATCTCGATAGCGTCAAAGAAGCGCGGACAGGCGTCACTAAATTAAGCCAGGGTATGAACGCCGAAGCGTTGCAATCGACGACGAAGGTGGCCGTCAATTCGCAGATTCAAGCGGCGCAAGCGCGCGTCGAAGTCATCGCTCGAATATTTTCAGAAGAGCCCGGAATGAAAAGACTATTCCGCGGGCTTTTGAGATTGATCAGCACGCATCAAAACAAACCGATGATTATGCGCCTGCGTAACGAATACGTGGAGATCGACCCGCGCGTATGGGAAACGGATTTTGACGTCGAAGTGAACGTCGCGCTAAGTGACTCGAGCATCGAAGAACGCATGCAGGTTCTGGCCACAATCATTGCCAAGCAAGAATCGATCATGGAAAGCATGGGGCCGAACAATCCGCTTGTCACACTCGGGCAGTACAGAAATACACTTGCCAAAACCATAGAGTTGGCTGGTTTCAAAGATGCGTCGATGTTTTTTAACGAACTGCCGACCGATTTTCAGATGCCCCCACCGCAACAAGAAAGCCCGTCCCCCGAGCAGTTATTGGCGGAGGTCGAGCGCGAATCGATCGTTGCGGACATTGAAAAGAAAAAAGCGCAGCTCATGCTCGATCAAGAAAAAATGGTTCGCGAGGACGACCGGGCGAGAGACAAGTTAGAAAGCGACATCATGCTGCGCGCCGCGGAGCTGCAAGCAAAATACAACACGTCTATCGACGTCGCGTCGATTAAAGCCAACGTCGAGCGAGACCGCGAACTAGTCAAACAACAAGACAGAGCGATGGCGGAGCAACAAGAGTTTTTTCGGGCGCAGCAACTGGCTGAGCAACAAGCTGTTGAACAGCAAATGATGTTGCAGCAACAGTTCATGGACGAGCAGCAAATGTTTGATCAAGGGCCGCTGAATTGAGCGCGGTGCTTGAAAGCGAAGTTCTGGACGGCGGCCGCGCGAAAGAGCTGCTTGACGATCCAACGCTTTCGAAAATGTTTATCAATTTGGAGGGGCAGTATCTCAAAGCGTGGCAGACAACGACGGCGAACGACACTGAGGGCCGGGAGCGTTTGTTTCATGCCTTTAGCGTTTTACAAGACATTAAAGTGCATTTGCGCGTCATGGCCGATAGTGGTCAGCTCGCGCAAGAGCATTTAAAACGATTAAAAAAAGGGAAATGATATGAGCAGCACGCCACCTGGCACTGCATTTGATTCTGGAATGAGGGACGCGCAAGCGTCGTTTCTGTCAATGCTGGATCCACAACCGGAACAACCAGCGGAGGCGGTGACAACTGACGAAACGCTCGAAGTGGAGCCGATTACTGAGACCGAGATTGACACGATGGACGCGGACGCCGACGAGGCGCAACTTGCGGACGCGGAAGAATTATCGGATGAAGAATTATCGGACGAAGAGTTATCGGACGTCGCCGAAGAGCCTGAGATTGATCAATCCGAGCTAACCTTTACCGTAAAAATTAACGGCGAAGAAATTGAAGTTCCGATCGATGAATTACGCAAAGGCTATTCGAGGCAAGCCGACTATACGCTGAAAACTCAGCAGCTCGCCGAGCAACGACGCGAAGCGCAGAGCGAGTTATCAGCGTTAAACGCCGAACGCGCGCAGTACGCAAACGTTTTGGCGGGATTACAAGAGCAGTTGCAGAGTTCAACTGTCGAGCCCGATTGGAACGCATTGCGTGAAGCGGATCCTAATGCTTACGCGGTCGAGTGGGCCGCGCATCAGCAAAGGTCCGAACAACAAAATGCAATTGCGGCAGAGCAAAATCGATTGCGGCAAATCCAGCATCAGCAGATGCAGGAAACCGCCGTTGCAGCGTTATCCGAAGAACGAGAAAAATTGTTAGGGGCGATCCCGGAATGGAGCGATTCTGAAGTCGAACGTTCCGAGAAGCTCGCGCTTATCGATTATGGAAAGTCTATCGGATTTACTGACGAGGAGCTGGGGAACGTAACGGATCATCGATCTGTTTTGGCATTGCGAAATGCTATGCGCTTCAGCTCTCTCGAATCGAAAGCGAAAAACGTGAAACCAATTGGAGGCAAGGCAACGTTGCGACCCGGCTCGTCGAAGACAGTCCCGAGAAAGCGATCGAACTTGCAAAAAGCGCAAACGCGTTTAAGAAAAACAGGAACGGCCTCAGCTGCGGCGGATGTTTTCGCCGAAATGCTAGGCCGAGAATAAATCCTCTACCGATATTTTTTTTGGAGTAACCAACAATGGCTTTGGTAACAAACGCACTGACGACATATACCGCTAAGGGTGATCGCGAATCTCTCGCCAACACCATAGCTATGATTTCACCGGAGGAAACACCCGTTGCATCTGCAATCGGGCGCCGCTCCGTCAGCAACCCCACGTTCGATTTTCAGGAAGCATCACTACCGGCGGCGTCGAGTACCGGCGACCTGGAAGGCGCGGAAATTAGTCGCGTCGCGGCAACGATCACAACTCGTTCTTCGAACATGTGCATGATTCGATCACGCAACGCCACCGTCACCGGTACGCAGCAAGCGGCTGATGCTGCTGGACGCGGTCAGGGCGAAATGGCTTGGCAAATGTCAGTCATGTCCCGTGCTCTGAAACGCGACGTCGAGAAATCGATCTGCGGAGAGCAAGGACTTAATGCTGGTAACGCCACCACCGCTCGTGCTACTCGTGGATTCGAAAGCTGGATCAGCACCAACACAAGCCGCGGAACAGGCGGGTCAAACGCGGCAAACTCTGGTGTGGCTCCGACTGACGGGACGCAGCGTATTTTTCTTGAGTCATTCTTGACGACTGTCCTTCAAAGTTGTTTCGCAGCTGGCGCGAACGTTTCCAGGTTGATTGTCGGGCCGTTCAACAAAATCAAGGTCTCCGGATTTACCGGCCGATCAAGCGCGCGACAAAACATCGCCGCTGACCGGGTTCAACAGTCGGTTGCGATCTACGCTTCTGACTTCGGCGAACTTTCAGTGATGCCAAGCAACTTCAGCCGTGGTCGATCTGCCCTATTGATTGATCCGGACTACATGCAGCTCGCAACGTATCGTGATTATCAGCAGGTTCCGATTAGTTCGATTGGCGATGCTGAAACGCGCATGTTGCTCGTGGAATTCGGTTTGCAAATTACTGAAAGCGCGAACGGCGTTATCGCTGATCTGACGACCAGCTAGTCCAACCGTCGGTGGGGGGTCACACCCCCACCCCTTTTAGGCTAAAACTTTGAAAACAAAAAAAGAGAAACGACACACTGGGATTGATCATCACTTCGCGTGGGATCGCCACGATGAAACTGCTTTTCATTCGGTTTCAGAGCAAGACGTAGAGCCGGTTATCGATACGGTGAAGATGTATCAAAACGACGAAGGTGCATCAAATAATATGAAACACGTCGCAGAGATCCCGATGGTCATCGTTCAGAAAATGATGGCTGAAGGAAGCTGGGGCGATCCAGTCGCACTAAAAAAATGGCTCAACGATCACGACAATGACTGTTTCCGGGTTTGGCGGGGCAAAGTCTAAATGGCATTGGACACTTACGCAGCGCTTCAAACTTCGATCGCGGATTTTTTAAACCGCAGCGACTTGACGGCAATTATTCCTGATTTCATTTCGCTAGCCGAGGCCGAAATGAACCGACGCATAAGAATGGCAGCGCTAGTCAAGCGTGCCGACGCGACCGTGGATTCTGAATACACAAGTTTTCCAAGTGACTTGCAGCAGATCAAAAGTCTTTATTTGAAAACGTCGCCGATCATCAAGCTGGTATTTTTGACAACAGAGGAAATGGCAGCGAAAAAAGCATCCGGTTACAAAACAACCGGGAACCCGGATTACTTTTCGATTATCGGAACAACGTTTCAAGTGCTGCCGGCGCCAGACGCAAACGTCACTGCTGAGCTGATTTATCACAGCAAAATAAACGCTTTGTCTGACACCAACACCTCGAACGATGTGCTAGTGCAGAATCCGGACGTGTACTTGTACACGGCGTTAAAACAGAGCGCACCTTACTTGCAAGACGATCAGCGAATCACGACATGGGCAACGCTCTCAGAAAAAGCGTTCGACGACATTGAAATAGCAGATAGCCGGGCAGAGTTCAGCGGCGGCGATTTGAAAACCTTCGCGAGGGCGTACTAATGGCCGGATCATTCACCGATTATTTGGAAGCAAAATTACTCGATCACACGTTTCGCAATGTGGCGTACACATCGCCGAGTGCGGTTTATCTCGGACTCTTCACTGCCGCCCCTTCTGACACTGGCGGGGGTACGGAGCTTAGCGGCGATGCTTACGCACGGCAGGCTGTCACGATGGCCACCAGCGGGACGTCTCCGACACTGTGTACAAACAGCTCTGCCGTTGAGTTTCCCACGGCTACGGCAAGTTGGGGCACGCTCGTGGCGGTCGCCGTTTTTGACGCCTCGACATCCGGCAACATGCTCGCGTGGGCGGATCTTTCTTCGAATAGAACAGTTGGCAGCGGCGACATATTCCGAGTGCCCGCCAACGACCTGGACATTACGCTGGCATAGCTTATGGCATCGGGCGATTACGGCTATCTGTACTACGGGCGAGGCAATTACGGCGTAAGTAGTTACCCGGCTGGCGCCGCAACCGCGGCCAGTGAATCGGCCGTTAGTGTGACCGGCGTTGTTACATTTGCCGGAGCAGCGACCGCTACTGCCGTCAGCTCCGTCACTGCGGCGGCCAATCGCATTGCACTCGGCGGAGCCGCTGCTGCATCAACAAGTTCGGCAAGCGCGAGCGGCGGAATTCTAGTCGCGGGCGCGGCAACGGTCACCGCGGTCAGCAATATAACGAGCGCCGGTCACCGCGTTGCGCTTGCCGCCGCCACTGCGACATCGACCAGCGCGGCAAGCGCGAGCGGCGAACTATCAATTGTCGGTTCGGCGACTGTAGCGGCGGCATCAAATGTATCCGCCGCAGGAAATCGTATTGCGCGGAGTGGAGCGACGGCCGAATCGGTATCGATAGCGAGCTGCGATTCGATGCTCGTGCGAACTGCGAGTGCAGCAGCGGCTGCGACCTCGCATGTCAAACTGTCTTGGCTACCAACGCCGGTTGCCGGCGCCTGGACTGATCAAGCAACGTCGGCAGAAACGTGGACGCCCACATCGACCACTGGTAGTTGGTCAACTCAATCAACGGCATCTGAAAATTGGAACGAACAAACGACGTCCGCCGAATCATGGTCGGTCGCAGCGTGAGGGATGAATAATGGCTGATACAACGACCACGAACTTGGGCATGACCAAACCGGATGTCGGCGCTTCGTCTGACACCTGGGGGACAAAATTAAATGGGTCACTCGATACAGCCGATGCTGTTTTCACCGCCGCGGGAACCGGAACGAGTGTAGGGTTGCAAGTCGGAAGTGGAAAAACGCTCGTCGTTGGCGGCACGCAGAAAATTTCAACAACTAGCAAAATCGAATTTCGAGACACGGCGATCTATCTCAATTCCTCTGCCGATGGGCAGTTAGATATTGTCGCCGATGCTGAGATTCAGGCCGCCGCACCAATTATTGATCTCGATGCTTCCACGGCCGTGACAGTCAGTAACGATTTAAAACTAGACAGCGATGCCGCGATACTGGGGTTTGGCGTTAACAACGACGTTACGTTAACGCACGTCCACGACACTGGGCTACTTTTGAACGCAGCGATGCAGCTACAGTTTCGCGACAGCACGGAATATATTCACAGTTCGGCAGACGGTCAACTGGATATTGACTCAGCGACAGAAGTGCAGATTGATACCGGGACGCTCGATATCAACGCCGCTACAGAAGTGGAGATTGATACCGGGACGCTCGATATCAACGCTACAGAAGTGCAGATCGATACCGGGACGCTCGATATCAACGCCACGACGACAGTTGATATCGATACGAATGCTGAAAGCTCAATGATGACGTTGAACAACGCGCATGTGAGCGAATCGGAAATCGGTCTTCTTTTAACCAAAGCCTCGGGTGCGGGGTACGGTGCCAAATTCGAAGCAGGAACCGACGTGTGGCTTGCGGGCGATGATTATTGTTTTTATGCAAACGGCGGAGAGTTGCGAAATAACAATGTAAGCGGTCAAACCTACATCTGCCGTTTTTATAATAGCGACGGCACTCCAAAATTAAATTTCTACGTGAAAGACGACGGCACCTTTAACACCGGGAAGGACGGCAGTAGCCCTTATAACTGGACGACTGCGCTCAGCTCAAACTGTAATCTGGTCGGCACGGGAATCATGAGACGCACCACCTCATCCCTGAGATTTAAGTCAAACGTCGAGCCGATTGACTCTAGTTGGGCAGACCGACTGCTAGAGTTAAAACCGATTAACTATAAATCAACCGCACCAGCAGACGGCGACGTAGATTCTTCATGGACGTTTTACGGATTCGGAGCGGAGGACGTTGCCAAAGTAGACCCGCGTTATGTTTTCTGGAACACGCACAAGGATGTTCACGACGAAGCGACCGGGGAGAACACCTCTGTGCTGCTGGATGAAGCGACACCGGACGGCGTGGCTTACGACCGGATGGTCCCCGCTTTAATCGACATTATCAAACGCTTAGAAAAGCGCGTAACCGAACTCGAGCAAAACTGATGGACACCGCGGACAGAGCGATGGCTGAGGTTTCTGCGCACGAGCGCGAATGCGGATTGCGTTATAAAGCAATTGAGCGGCGCATTAGCACGCTCGAAAAAATTGTCTGGGGGCTTTACCCGTTTTTAATCTCTACGATCGTTATCGCCGAGTGGCTTAACTGATGGCGCTTCCATTCGCCGCACTATTGCCGGTCGTCGGGAAGGTTCTCGACAGAATTTTGCCGGACAAGGCGCAGCGCGACGAAGCTGAGCGACAGCTTTTAGTTTTGCAGCAACAGGGCGATTTGAAACAAATCGAAACGCAGTTGAGTGCGATTATCGCGGAGGCCAACTCAGCCGATGCGTGGACGTCGCGCGCTCGGCCTAGCTTTCTTTATATCGTCTATATCGTGATTCTCGCAGGAATTCCGATGGGGTTTCTTTACGCGATTAACCCTGAAACGGCTGGCAACGTCACGACAGGATTTAACGATTGGCTCCAAGCGATCCCGGAGGAAATGTGGACGCTATTCGGCGTTGGTTATCTAGGCTACACCGGCGCCCGAACGTTGGATAAAAGAAAATGACTTTCGACCAAGCGTTCAAAATTTTGATGAAGCACGAGGGCGGTTACGTCTGGGATCCGATGGACCCCGGCGGACAGACTCGGTTCGGTTTGTCGAAGCGCGCGTATCCGCACCTCGATATTGATAAGGTCACCGTTGACGACGCTCAAAAAATTTATAAACGCGACTACTGGTTCGCGGTGCGGGCAGCAGAACTGCCGGCGGCACTTCGATACTCGGTTTTTGATGCTGCGGTTAATTCTGGAAACCGGCAAGCCATTCTATGGCTTCAGCGATCTGCGGGCGCAAAAGACGATGGCGTTCTCGGGCCGAAAACTTTAACAGCAGTCGCGGAGAGCGATCCGTACCGGCTGGCGTGCAGTTTTAACGGTCAACGCCTCCGTCACTTTACCGGGCTAAAAACTTGGCAACGTTTCGGGCGCGGATGGGCGCAACGATTGGCCGATAATTTGGTAGCTGCATAAAATGCCTCTGGTTAAATTAGCAATTCCCCCGGGTGTATTTCGCAACGGAACAGAATATCAAGTTGCGGGGCGGTGGTACGACTCAAATTTAATCCGTTGGATTAACGGCCTCATGATGCCGGTTGGCGGATGGGCACGGTTGACACCATCGGTATTTACCGGCAAATGCCGGGCTATCTTCCCGTGGAAGGCCAACAACTTCGATCGGTACATGGCTTACGGCACCAGCTCGAAACTGTATGTCTGGAACGATAGTGGTACAGCCTACGACATTACCCCGACGGGTTTCGCTGCCGGCCGTGACGATGCGATATACGGTCTAGGTTACGGTTCGCTGGATTACGGCGACTCGACGTATGGTACGGCGCGGGCGGGCAGCGGGAGCGTATTAGACGCATCGACGTGGACTTTCGATTCTTGGGGGCAAAACTTAATCGGCTGTGCGCCGCACGACGGGACAATTTATCAGTGGGCACTGAACACAGGCGTCATTGCGGCCGTTGTCTCGAATGCACCCGTGTCGAACAGGGGTGCGTTTGTGACGCCCGAGCGTCATTTGGTCGCGCTGGGCGCCGGGGGGAACCCGCGCAAGGTGCAATGGTCGGACGCCGAAGATAATACCGATTGGACGCCTAGCGCCACGAACGCGTCGGGGTCGATCGAACTTGAGACCAGCGGATCAATTATGTCTGCCGCGAAAGTTCGCGGAGTGAATTTGATTTTCACCGATGTTGACGTCCATAGCATGACTCATATCGGCCAGCCGTTTGTTTTTTCTTTTGCTCAAGCGGGAAATAATTGCGGGCTCGCGGCAGTTAATGCCTTTGCATCCGTTCGTAGTTTTTGTGTCTGGATGACAAAAAACGACTTTCAAATTTATGACGGTTCAGTTCGTCAACAGACGTGCGATGTCCAAGATTATGTTTTCGGTGATTTGAATCGTATGCAAATAAGTAAAGTGGTCGCGGGTGTTAATTCCGCCAACGATGAGATCTGGTGGTTTTATCCGAGTGCTGACAGCGAAGAAAACGATCGTTATGTCGCGTGGAATTTTCGAGAAGATCATTGGGCGATCGGAACGCTAGCCCGCACAGCCTGGTGTGATTCTACGATTCGAAAAACGCCAACCGCCGCCGGGGCAGATAATTATCTATATGACCACGAGCAGGGGTATACAAATAATGGGGCCGCCCTGATGGCCACGCGGTTCGCTCAAAGCGGTGCAGTTGAGGTCGGAACCGGTGAGCGCGCGATCGTCGCGCGACAAGTTATCCCGGACGAAGCAACGCAAGGTCAAACAAAGCTCGTGTTTAAAACACGCATGACGCCGAACGGGGCAGAGTCTTCGCATGGCCCATATTCGATGAGCGACTACACCGATGTTCGATTTACTGGTCGGCAATTTGCGATCCGCGTCGAGGGCAATGCAGATGCGGATTGGCGGTTCGGCACGCCGCGCCTGGAAGCGGTTCCGGGGTCTGGGCGATGAGACTACCTTTGCCGTCTCGGGAATATAATTTTCAAATCGAGACACTGCGAAATCAAACGATCGAGCAAGCGGATCTGATTAATCAAAAGATAAATCAGGACGTCGAAATCGCGGACGGTCAGCGTTTAATTGTCAGAAGCGCTAACGGTAGTCGATTCAGTTTGGTGGTCAGCGATGCCGGCGTACTTAGCGCGACGTCAATTTAAAGGAAAAAAAATGAACCAAACGGTAAGCACGTTCCCCTCGAAAGATTATGAGCAGCTCTTTAGAGATTATTACGGTGACGTTCAGCGATATGTCGATCGGCCGTTCCAAAAATATGGTGGGGATGAGATTGCCGGGTTCACTCCCGATCAGATGGAGGCGTTTCGTCGTGCGCGCGCGTTTTCTCAAGCTAACGTCGGACAGGACTATCTGACGGAAGCGCGAGGACTGGTGTCTGCGGCAGCAGATCCGATAAGCGGACAGCAAATCGCGCAGTATATGGATCCTTACGAACAGGATGTAATAAATCGAAATATCGATGACTTGGAGCGCGCGAGGCAAATGCAAATATTGTCGAACGCTGACGCAGCTAATAGGGCTGGTGCGTTCGGCGGATCACGCCACGCACTTGTCGAGTCCGAGACAAACAGGGAATATCTCGATGCCGTTGCGAGAAATTCCGCAAGCCTGCGAAGCAAAGGTTTCGCCAATGCGTTGGCCAATGCGAATCTGTACGCGGACAGGTCGATCAACGCAGCGGGGGATTTGAGAAATCTAGGCTTGTCTGCTCGAGATTTCGCGATGGACGACATCGAACTGCAGAACCAGATCGGCGCGCAGCAGCAAAACTTAAATCAAGATCAACAGACGATGCGGTATCAAAACTGGCTCGAGCAGAAATTTCATCCCGAGCGCATGTTTGCGATCCAACAATCCGCGCTGACGGACATGCCGTACGGCCAGACCAACCAAGTGTTCAACCAGCCCCTACCCGTCGAAACCAATAAATGGTCGCAGGCGTTGGGCGCATCGGGCCTCGGTTACTCTATCGGCAAATCACTTTTCCCCGGCAGCAGCCGCGCTGGGGCTATCGGCGGTGGTCTCGCCGCCGCAGGCTCGCTACTGTTCTGATGGCCACCCGTTGGACCGCCTATACACAAAGCGACCTTCGCGGCGCTGTCGCGCCCACATACAAGTGGGCATCGCCGGGCATGCTGAATCTGCCGGCAGGGTATTACAACGCACAAACTATGCCGCTTAATTCGCAGTCGCACCCCATTTTTGGGATTGGCGTTGCTAATTACAATTGGACGCCGCGTAACGTCCACGGAAAAATTGACACCTTGCGCCGAGAGCAAAATCAAGAGGCCGGCGGCTCAGCCCAAATATGGCGAGCAATGAACACCTGGGCGACCAGCCGGAAGTCGAAGCAATCTGACTTATTTTTAAGTTATCTCAGGAGCGGGAAAGTACCAGCCGGTTTGACGATGGACACGATCATGAATGCCGGCGATCACGCGTTACGGGAAACCGCTCGCGGTCAACAACACAAGGGCGGCGGTTTTCTAGGTACGCTCGGCAACGTTCTGAAAACCGCTGCGCCAGCAATCGTCGGCTCTATCTTGGCGCCCGGAATCGGAACAGCGCTCGGCGTGAACGTGAGCGCTGCCGCAGGCGGCGCGTTAGCTGGTGGCATAGCGGGCGGAATCCGCGGTGGGGTCAAAGGCGCCGCTCTCGGCGGGCTAAGCGGCTACGGCATCGGGTCTGGCATTGGGAGTGCGAAAAGCTTTTTGGCAGCGAAATCAGCGGCTGCGGGGCAACCTTTTCATGCCGGCGCACTCGGTCTCAGTAATTCCGCGCTGCACCCAGCGTCTCTAGCGATGTATCCGGTGAGTAGTTTGCCTGCGTCTGCAGGCGCAATCGGGTTGGGTGCAGGAAAAGGATTTTATGCCCCAGCCGGGCTCGGCTTGGGTAACACGGAAGTCGCGAAGTTTTGGGCTAATTCGCGCGCAGCAAGCGCAAACGCAGTGCCAGGCGCGAGTACAGGCATCCGTTCTGCAAGGCCGGGTATGGGTGGCGGGCTGACAACCGCGCAAGGCGCCGGAACTGCGCCATTAAGCACGGCGCCTCAAACCGGCGTGAATCGCGCAATCATTAATTCTTCATTTGCACCAGCTCCGTCGCCTGCAAGTCTGATGGGGCTTCGCCCGAGCCAGTTATATAACCCTGTTGCTCTCGGTGGCCAGCCTGGAACATCGTCATTCGCCCGCGGGATCGATCGCGCTGTTGATACTTACGAGAATCTTCGAGAAGCCGGTTTGCTAACCGGCGGACAACCGCAGCAAACACAAAACGCGTCGGGCGGTGGTCAGGCCAGAATATCCGCGCCGGGGTTGGGCGGTCGTGCGCGAGCATCTAACAATTTGACGATTCCGACGACAGGAATTCGCGCCGCTTTAGCCCAAAGACTGGAGCAACGAATCGCAAACAACGGCGGGCTGACGCGTTTGACGCCGGTCCGCAGTGGACTCTTGAGGGTTTAAAAAAAATGCCAAACATTCGCGAAGGGCTTCTCAACCTTGTGTCCGGCGCACCGGACTCGCCATACCGCGGGCTTCTTTCGCCGGAAGCGGATAATCGAGCCCGAGGCAGGTCTCTGACTGATGCATCGCTCGCAATGATGTTGGGATCGACAGGCGCTCCCGGAGCCCCGGCGCCGACGTTTATGCAAGCGCTATCTCGCGGATTGCAAGCCGGCAGAAATACCTACGGCAACGTAGCCGATGCGGAAATTATTAATCGACAGGCGCTGCAACAAATTCAGGCTGGGCAGAGAGCGCAGGCTGGGCAGGCCGCATTGTCTCGACATTTCGCCACCAACCCGATCAGCCCGGAATCCTTAAAAGCCGGCGCGCGAATCGCTCTAAGTTTCGGCGATACGGAAACTTATAAAGCGCTGCTCGAACAGATCTCAGCTATCACTCCGGAGGCCGTCGCTGATGAACGGACAGATGATGAAAAGCATTACGAACGTATCCGAGATCAAGGCAGTGACTTGACTTTTGAGAGTTACATGAAATCGAAAGAACCACCGCCAGCAGCGGAAAAGCCAGACCGAATCCCGCAGAATACGCTTGAAGACATGGTCATCATCAGAACTGACGCCTTTGGGAATGAAACAAAGTCGGCAGTACCGTTCGGAACGACTTGGGACCAATACGAAGCGTTACGACTACAAGAAGGGGTGACGATAAAGAGCCGGACCCGGCTTGAGGACGCGGAGCTGAAAAGGAAGCAAGACGACGCGAGAAAAGCGGATGTTGAACTACTATCGACCGATCTTCTTTCGATAGAAACACTCTTGACCGGAGGAAACACGGGCGGACGGATTAAGTCTGGTATCGGGTTCCTTGCTAACACTGACGAGTACAACGAACTCGATAATCTTTATGAGAAATTACGAGCCCAATTTACGCTAACGACGTTAGCGGAGGCTAAGGCCAAAGGCATTACTTTCGGTGCTTTATCAGACGGCGAGCGGATAATGGTGGCGAATAGCGTCGGTCGTTTGGAGCAGTCGCAAAGTCCTGAGCTGCAGCGATTAGAGCTTTCGAGGATCGTGGGAGCGTTCGCAAGACATGGACTCGTTGACGAGTCGAGATTTTCACCCGAGTTTCTCGCACTCGCAAAACAGAATGCGAGTACGAGACTCGCTGAAATCAAGAAAGAAGAAAACACATCGGAAGCAGCCCCAACCGATTTGACGTCGCTTTACAAGTTGGAGGACTGATGAAATACCTTGAAATTATGGCCAAGCATGAGAGGAATCTTGCAAAGCTGCGTTCGGTCGGTGCCCCGGAAGAGGATCTCAACAGGTATTACACTGAGCGCGGGATTACTCCACAACAAATGCGTCAATACGCCGCCGTGCAATCCGCAATGAAAAATAATCCTTCCCCGCCCCCGTCAAGCTTGGCGCGAGTCGGGCGAGGGTTACAGGACATGGCATCCGGAGTAGGTCAACTGACCGGGACGTTGCCGCAAATACAGGCCGGATTAACATTGCTGCCCGGCGGCGAAAGCGCATCAAACTTCGGCAATCGAATGGCGAAGACAGACGAGCAAGCCGAACTCTCCGAATTGAATGACGTCAATCGTTATGAAGCGGGTGCAGGCGATGGCATCGACTGGTGGCGTGTAGGCGGTCAAGCCGCCGCAACTCTCCCAGCCGGTTTGATTGGCACAGTCCCCGCGGGACTCGGGTGGGCGGCGCGCGGCCTTGTCGGTGCGACCGGAGCCGGAGCGGCGGGTGCATCTTTATACGCAAAAACCCCGATGGAGCGAGGTGTTAATGCGACGATTGGGGCCGCGACCGGCGGGGTGATGGGAGTTGCCGCCGACCCGATTATGCGTGTTGGTGCAGCCGGTTTACGAGAGTTGGGAAGTGGTATGGGGCGTGGGGCGCGTGCAGTTTCTGAGGCGGCAAATAATTTACGGAATTTGGTCCCGAATATTACTGGCACCGGGCAACCACGCCCCAGGTATGTTCCCCCAGCTCAACGCGCAGCGAATGAAATTCTGTTCGACCGGGAAGTCCCGGAGGCTATTCGATCTCGTGTTAGAGAAATGGCTGAGCAGGCATTACGAAACGATTTACCATTTGATCCTGCCGCCGCGGCGCGGAGACTTCAAGCCGAAGGTTTCGGCTTTGAGGGCCCCATTGCGATGACGAAAGGGCAATCCTCTCGCGACGCAATTATTTTTGGCAATGAGGAAAATTTATTAAGGCGAGTAGGTGCCGACCGATTGCATAGTAACCGCATTGGGCAGGATGCTCAGGCAGAAGGCTGGATAGACGATTTATTACCGAATAAAGATATAACAGAAATTGATTATGCCCAACTGATCATCGAAAAGGTGCAAGCAGCNGATGCNGCNATGCGNAAAGTNGTNAAANANGCTTATGACGCAATCCCGGGCGGTGGTAATTTTTCCCGCGACGCACTTGCGAATCGAACGCAGGAAATTATGTCCCGACACCGAACGAAGATAGATGGCGTCGTCAGAGATCGAATCAATGAATTAATTGATCCGAACAGCACCCGTGCGTTCACTTTCGAAGAGCTTGACGACTTGATGAAGCTCGTCAGTGAGAATATGCCTCTCGGCATAGATGCAGGAATAAATATGGCGGCAGGTAAATTAAAGACGGCGGTTATGGGCGTTTTTGATGACGCTGCGTCGGTAGCACCCGAGGGACAAAAAGCCGCCTATATCGCCGCGCGTGACGCCGCACGGAAACGTTTTGAGATGATCGGGAAAAATGACACGACCGTCGCTCGCATAGTGAACGATTCGCTAGATCCGACCGACGTGTTAAAGAAAATTTTTGGAAAAAAACGTGACCTAGAAAAATTGAAAAACTTCCTACCGGAGGAAGAATGGGTCAACGTTCAGGAAATTACGCTTCAGGCATTGCAAGAAGCAGCGACGGGGAAAGGCGGCTTCTCGCAGGCCGGTTACAACAGCTTTATTAAAAAAATAAAAGAAAGCCGGCTTGAGATAATTTTCGGAAAAGACAAAACAGAAGAGCTTATGAAATTCGGCGAAACAACGCGCGAATTATTCCGAGCGCCGAACATGTCAAATATTAATAGATCTGGGTCAGGGGCAGAGGTCGAAAAAATTGCACTCGACGCCGTTGGAGCATTAGCGGATTTCATTCCGGGCGGGAGACTGGCTGCGCAGGTCTTGCAAAAAGGATCGGACGCACGCGTGGCTAACGCGCAAGCAAGGGCAACTCAGCGCGCTGTCGATGAAGCATTGAGCGGACAAACGTTGCCACCGGTAAGAAGCAATCCTATGGATCTGCGAATCCCCGGAACGTCGATGACCGGGTCGCAAGCTACACAATTATTAAATGCTCCAGCGGGTCTGCTCGGCACGCAAATGGAGTAGCGGTGGCCAACCCGTTACGGCGGCACTTACCGAAATTTAAGGCATCGAAATGAACCGGTTACTTGGGGGCTGATCAATTAACACAGGTCTACTTTCAAACCCCGAAGCAATGAAAACCGCATCGACTCAACTGTAATAGTTCAGTTAAATTGACTGTACTGTTACAGTCTGGGTGAACCCTAGAGGCATCGAAATGAGCGGATTGCTAGGCGTAGATCATCTCGTCCGAGGGCTTTTATCTCAACCGCAGCGCGCGGGCGCTCGCACTCAATCGAGAAATACGCTCGGCATTAATCACCCGCTCGCAGAATCAAGCCCGGTCGCTCGCATCCCACTATCGATGATGCCATTTATTGGCGGCGGAGCATCCGGCTACACTCAGGAAGATCTAGCGACGTTGCAGCTACCCGAAGAAACAACGCTGTTTTCTCCGCTTGGCTTCGATATCACTGACAAGGACTTGGCCCGGTTTGGCCTCGCCACTGACGCGTTGGACTGGGTGCCTGGGGCGGCTGTTCTCGGTGGGCTGGCAACCGGTGCCGGGCTTTTGGGCCGTGCGGTTAAAGGTAACCGAGTCGCGCCAGAATCTGATGAAATGATGTCTGCAATGATTGGCCCTGCCATGCAACGTCAGGGGCTGCTTGATGATGCAATGGTTACCTATCATGGCAGTCCGCATCGCTTCGATGAGTTTGACATGTCGAAACTCGGCACGGGCGAAGGCGCGCAGGCGTATGGGCATGGGCTGTATTTTGCGGAGAGTAAGGACGTAGCTCAAACCTATCAGCCGAGAGATTTCGACGCCGAGGAAATTATGATGGCGCGATATAAAGAAGCCGTGAACGCAGGCGATTACAACCGTGCGGATCAATGGGAAAGTGCGATGCTGCATGAAACTCCAGATGACTTGCGCGAACGATCACTAGATATGGATTATGACGAAGATTATCGGCAAGCAGCGGCAGAAGTAGCAGAAGAACTGGCGGCTATCCCTTCGAGTAGCTCCCTCTATACAGTCGATATCCCCGACGAAGCCATCGCCAAGATGCTGGATTGGGATGCGCCGCTGAGTGAGCAGCCGGAGAGTGTGCAAAAGGCGTTCGCTAAGTTGGGCGGCATGAATGAACCGCTAGACCGATTACAAGCGGATTATTTGGCAAAGTTACCAGACGAAGCAAAAACCATCGCAAGGTCTATGATTTACGGCGATGAGAGCGCGCGCTTGGGTGATGCGTCGGCGGACAATTGGCGAAAACTAGACGAGTTATCGCCGGGGGTGGATCACAACGCGATCCACGACATAGCCGACAACATGGCTGGAATCACGGGCGAACGCCTATATTGGGATTTGGTTGATTATAGGATTGATGATGCGGCGAAAGCATCCGAAGCACTCCGCGCTGCCGGCATCCCCGGCATCAAATACTACGACGGCGGCAGCAGAACAGCAGGCGAAGGCACACGCAACTTTGTCGTTTTTGATGACAAGTTGCCGACGATATTGAAACGCAATGACTAGACAATAGCGCAGCCATCCGTCGATGAGTTTATTGGGGGGTTGTTAGATGATGGACTTCCTATGGACGAAGCTAGCCGGATGCAACGGGCTCAGGATATATAGCAAAGCCCTCGGGGGGATGAGCCGGGGGGTAAAAAAATCAAATGATAGCTAAGTGCATGTTTATGTAGTGTGTTTTTAAATGCTACATTTCACGGATTACACAATGTTCGCGGTTC